GCACGGGTCCTTCTGGTAATTCTTTTCTTCAAAATTTAGGAAGATTACCAATAACTTCAGATGTAGAATTAACATTTACTTTATTGAATTCTTTTCCAGCTTTTGGTACTCCAGTTTTAAATGCAGCAATATATGATATAGGTTATAATAATCTTGCTACAGGTTCATATTCTACAACAACTAGCGGTACATTTACATTAACTGGAAATTCAATTCCAGCAAATACTAACATTATTGTAGGATTTTGGGCAGACGCTGCTAATCCAGCTCTAGATAATGTATCAATTTCTCAAACTACGCCAGCAACTACATGGATATTTCCCACTACTTTACCAAGAAATAGTGATAATTTACCAAGTGGCGCTTTATGGGTAGATGTAGCTGCTGGAAATGTATTAAAAATTAAATTATAAATAATACTATTTCAATCTTTCAATAAGATAAAACATATAAACAAATACTGCCAAGCAAATTAATCCAGTTGCAATTGTCATATAAAAAATTACACTTATAAAAATAAGTGTAATGATATACATGCCAATACCTTCAAAAAAAGATAATGAGAAACAAGGTGATTACATGGGTCGTTGCATGGAATTTATGAAAGATGAGAAATATCCTCAAAAACAAAAAGTAGCAATTTGTTTAAATACTTATAGCAACCCCAAAAAGAAAAGTAAAGCAGCAGACAGAAATAGCATTGAAATTGATTTTTCAGATAAGATTAAAGAAATTAAAGATAAAAAAGCACAAATAGAAGCAGAAAAAGAAATTAAAACCCAACCAGTTATTGAGCAAAAAATTGAAACTCCAGCCCCTTTACCACAAAACCCAGTTATTGAACCAGCTCATAATGCAGTAACCGCCCCAGCTCCAGAAGTTAAAGCAGATCTTAAAATAGAAGAAACAAAGGTTTCTTCCGAATCAACGCAATCATCTTAAATAATTATTTTAATTGGATTTAAATTAATATTTAATATATAATTATATTAAATGAAAAGATATTGTACCTCTTGTGGATCTCCAACAGACTATTCTTTAAAAAAACCCCAATTTTGCTGTAATTGCGGTAAATCATTTGATAATAATCAAACTGTTCAAGATAAACCTGTTATAGCTAATAATACGATTAATCGTGCTCGCCCTAATCTTAATCAGAAATTAAGAAATTTCAAAAATATTGAAAATGATGATCACGAAAATTATGATGACGATAATGATGATTATGATAATAATGTTAATCATGTTCCAAATATAAATGGTTTAGAAGTAGAAACTTTTGCAGAAAAAACCAGAGGAGAAAAAATAGGAGATTTAATGAAATCTCCCTCAAAACCAAATAAAAGAAATCCTTCAAAAACAAAAGCTCAAAAAGTATCAAACAAGAAAATTCTTGAAGATTTCAAAAAAGAAGCTGGATCTATTCGAAGATCAAAGTAATGAGCAAAAAGAAGGCTAAGTTTGAGGAAAAAATTTCTGAAATAGATCAAGAAATCTATAAGAGGAAAAATAAATGGAATCTAACTGCACTTGCTTGGATGGATTTCAGTGATGTTTCTCAAATTTTAAGAATACATATAAATAATAAATGGGCGCTTTACGATCAAAATCAACCACTTGCTCCTTGGGTTAATAGAATCATAAGCAATCAAATTAAAAATTTGATTCGTAATAATTATGGAAATTATTCGAGACCTTGTTTAAAATGTTCAGCTGCAGAAGGTGAAGATCTATGTAAAATATATGGCAAACAATGCGGTTCATGTTCTATTTATAAGAAATGGGAGAAAAGAAAAAAATCAGCTTACGATATTAAACTTCCAGTAGCCTTAGAGAATCATACTCAAGAAGTTCATAACATGGTACATGATAATATTAATATCGAAAAGAGCGCGGAGAATATTCACAATAAAATGTCAAAAATGTTAAAGTTATCTGAATGGAAATTTTATGAATTAGTTTATGTTCAACATAAGTCAGAAGAAGAAGCTGCAAGAATAATGGGATATAAAACTACTGAAAAAAATAGATCAGCAGGATACAAGCAAATTAAAAATCTTAAAAAATCAATTATACAAAAAGTTAAAAAATATATCTATAGCGGAGAAATAGATATACGTTAATATGTCAGACGATATACTAATACTAACCGAAGACCAACAATTAAAACTCCTAAAAGAATGGAATGATAGGCCGAATAATCCTCCATCTTTAGCAGAATTAGTTAAATTAGCTTTTGATAGAGATGATTTAGACGGACGAAGCAAAGAAGGAAAAGCTGTTAAACAATTTTTAGCTTCAAGACAAATTAAACCAAAGAAAAGCCACGAATACGAAGCAAAAGGTTTAATAGAATTAACAATAGACCAAAAAGAATATATTAGTAACAATTGCCACACTATGACTGGGTTAGAGATGGCAAAAATTTTATTTAAAAATGAATCATTAACTAACTTATGCCAAGAAACGAGAAGTATTCTTGAGCATATGAAAAATATACCGAGCAATATCAAATTCAATAATACTGAAAATGAAAATGCCTCTACAGAAGGATACAAACCACCCCGTAGCGAAGAAAGAACAATAGCGAAAATTAATAAATATGTTTTAGATGGAATTGATAAGAACAAGCTTACCCATAAACATAAAAAAGAAATAAACTCATTAATTGGTTATATGAATACTCATAGATTTACTCATCAAATGAATATTTACGATAACGAACCAGATAGAGAATTATTCGAAAGTAGTTTCGTAAGATACACTTACGATAAAGGAGATCTTTCTCAAGAAGAAGTAGATCAATATATTGTACTCTGCACAGAGGTTGTTATATCCTCTAATATTCAACAAACAATTAATGTTTTACAACATCAAATAGAATTATCCATGCAAGAAGATGGCAAAATCCCAATGGCTCTTGTAGAAGCAAGTAGTACGGCTCGCAAGGAATATAATGATTGCGTTAATCGTCAGCAAAAATTAAATAATGATCTTAAAGTAAAAAGAAGTGATAAATTAAGTAAACAAGTTAAAGAAACAGCTTCTATTATCAATCTTGTACAAATGTGGAAAGAAGAAGAAAGCAGAGCAAAACTATTGAAAATGGCAGAGATGAGAAAAAAGACTATCGAAAAAGAAATAGATAGACTCTCAACAATGGATGAAATAAAATGTAAAATTTTGGGGATCTCAAAGGATGAGATTTTAAATGGATGAGCGTAATATGTAAAGTTGATGGTAAAGAGTTCAAAGATGAAAAAAGTCTTCATTTCGCGCTTAGAGGTTATGGTTTAAATAAAGAAAAATACTATCATACATATTATCCGAAGAAAGATCTTCTTACAGGAGAAACAATTAATTTCAAAACAAAAGATCAATATCTAAACAGCGACTTTAACGATAAGAATAATATGAAAAAATGGTTGAAAGAACAATCATTAGATAAGGCTCAAGAATATTGCAAGAATCTTTTAATTAAAAGAAAAAAAGATAAAAACTTAATATATTCTCCAACACAAATAGAGTTGAGAACTATAATGAGTCCTTCTATTATTTTTTACAATAAAATATTTAATGATTATTATGATATATGTTCTAGCATAGGATTAGAAAATAAGTTTATTCACCCAAATAATATCACTTCTCAATTTAAAAATAAATTAACAACTAAAGATACCATATACGTAGATACAAGAGAACAGAGCTGGTTGAAGTTCGATATTCCTTTTGAAATTAAGACGCTTTCATTTGGAGATTATTCTTGCAGTAATGAAAATTGTAATTGTTATATAGAAAGAAAAAGTCTAAGCGACTTCATAAGCACGTTGAGTGTTAAGAATTTTGATAGGTTTAAAAATGAAATTGAAAAAGCTCAAAAGAATAATTCATATTTAATAGTTATCGTTGAGGAGAAACTTGCCAGCGCTTTAAGCTTTCAATATCTACCTCATATTAGTAAAAAAATAAAAGCTACGCCAGAGTATATATTTCATAATGTTAGATCTTTAATTCAAGAGTATAGTAATCTACAATTTTTATTTGTTGATGGCAGAAATGAAATGAAAAGAGCAATTGAATCTATATTTGCAAGTAAATGTTTCTACAACAAAGTAGATTTGCAATTAGCTTATGATATGAAACTTTTATGATATATTGTCCAGATAAATATATAAGAGAAGTTAAAGATGTTAATGCTGAGTTAGCAGAGCTAAAGGGTTATCTTAATGATAAAGAAGCTAAAATATCTCTTGCTAAATTTCTTAGGGCTAATATTGGATTCACAACTGAATTAATTAGTGGAGTTAAATTAGCTGCATATCAAGAAATTCATCTTAAAGCCTTAATGAATAGAAATTTTAATATGTGCGTATTTGGTCGTGGCTGTGGAAAATCTTTTATGGCAGCTGTATTTTGTTTTCTTCAATGCGTATTCGAACCAAATACTAAAATACTTATAGCTGGACCAACTTTTAGAACTGCAAGATTTATATTTAATAATTTAGAAAAAATAGTAGATAGTCCAGGAGCAGAGTTATTAGCTCAATGCTTTGGAGCCAAAGCTAAAAGAAACGATCAGTTTGAATGGCAGATTAATGGAGGAAGTATTGTAGCGATCCCATTGAATGGTGAAAAAATTCGAGGATTTCGCGCTAATGTTCTAGTGCTTGACGAGTTTCTACTTCTTCCAGAAGAAATTATTAAAAATGTATTGATGCCATTCTTAGTCGCTCCACAAAATATGAAAGAACGAATGGAGATAAGAGAATACGAAGATAAACTTATTGCAGATGGACTTATGAAGCCAGAAGAAAGAATGGTATTCGAGAATACAAGTAAAATGATAGCTTTATCTTCAGCTAGCTATACTTTTGAAAATCTTTATAAAACTTATAATGAATGGTCTGAGAAAATCTTGGAAAAAGAGAAAAGTGAAGCAAAATACTTTGTAAGTCAATTAAGTTACGAAGCCTTACCAGAAGAAATGATCGATAAAACAATCATTGAAGAAGCTCAAGCTGGTGGATCAAGCCATAGCAGTTTTTTGAGAGAATATTGCGCTAGATTCACAGATGGTAGTGATAGTTATTTTAATGCAAAAAAGATGGAAGATTGCACAATTAAAAATGGAGAAAGCCCTCATACTTTAATGAAAGGTCAACCAAATAAAAAATATATTCTTGGAATTGATCCTAATATGAGTGATAGTCCAAATGCAGATTATTTTGCTATGGCAGTTTTAGAAATAGATGAAATCACTAGACAAGGTACTTTAGTTCATACATACGCTGGATTAGGAAATTTAAAGAATCATGTTAATTATTTTTATTATTTATTAACTAATTTTGATATTCATTTAATTGTTATGGATAATGCAGGAGCAGACGTATTCTTAGCTTCAGCAAACCAATCAGAACTATTTAAAAATAATAAACTTGAAATAAATTCTTTTGATTTCGATTCAGACCTAGAAGGTGAAGATTATAATCAAATGTTAAGAAGAGCTAAAAATCAATATAATTTAGAAAATAAAAGAATATGCTTTAACCAAGTATTTACTAGTAATTTCATAAGAAGAGCTAATGAATACCTTCAAGCATGCATAGATTATAAAAAAGTTTGGTTTGCAAGCAAAACTTCAGCTTCAGATGATTTCTTTAATTCTCAATTTTCATTAAGACTACCAATGCAATTACTAAAAACAGAAGAGAAAAAAGACTGGGAAATGCTTGACTTTATAGAAAATCAAGATGATTTCATTTATCAAACCAAGAAACAATGCGTATTAATTGAGCATTCTGCTACTAGTAGGGGCACTCAATCCTTTGATTTGCCTCAACATTTAAAAAGAAGTGCCTCTGCTAATAAAGCTAGAAAAGATAATTATTCTGCATTTATGTTAGCCAATTGGGGTTTGAAGTCATATAATGACTTAATGATGCAGCAAAAAGAACAGATATCCAACTCTTTTTCGCCTATAATGATTAAATAAGTGTAAATATTTTAAATATAAATTAAAAATGAGCAAAAAATCTAAAAAAATGGAAGTTTCAAATGCCTCAGAAATAATGCCCTTAATGGTAGAAGGGTCTTCACAAAAGAATGGCACTTTTTCAGAAGCAAGAGCCTCGACTGCTATTAGAAGAAATGTAGCAGCAGATATAGAAAGAACTAATAGGTTTATTAATATTGACCGAGGACTTATTCCATTTAGATTTAGTCCAAATATTCAAAACCTATCTACTTTAGATGTTAGAGATGCTATCGTTCTATGTCAAAAAGCATATTATAATGTTGGTATTTTTAGAAATACAATTGACTTAATGACTGAATTTTCAGCTAGCCCAATTTATTTAACTGGTGGCAGTCAAAAATCAAGAGAATTTTTTACAGCATATTTTAAGAAGATTAATTTGGCAAGTTTCCAAGATCAATTTTTTAGAGAATACTATAGAAGTGGAAACGTATTCACTTATAGATTTGATACAGAATTATCACTAGAAGATACTTTAAAGATTGTGCAGGTTTTTGGTTCAAGAATCAAAGCAGCAAAAAATATTAAAATTCCAGCTAGATATACTATATTAAATCCTGCTGATATTTATGTTGGTGGATCAGTAAATTATAATTTTAATGTTTATTATAAACTCCTAAGTGATTATGAACTAGAAAGATTAAGAGATCCTAAAACAGATGAAGACATAGAGGTATTCAACTCTTTACCAGAACCTACCCAAAAACAAATTAAAAATAAAAATAATAGATTTATTCTAGTTCCTCTTGATGGTTCAAAATTAGCAGCAGTATTTTATAAGAAGCAAGATTACGAGCCACTTTCTATTCCAATGGGCTTTCCAGTTCTTGATGATATTAATTGGAAATTAGAAATGAAAAAAATGGATATGGCAGTTACAAGGACAACTCAACAAGCAATTTTACTTGTAACAATGGGAGCAGAGCCAGAAAAAGGTGGAGTAAATCAAAGGAATCTTGAAGCAATGCAAAGTTTATTTGCAAATCAAAGTGTTGGCCGTGTTCTGATTGCAGACTATACAACAAAAGCACAATTTGTTATACCTGATATTGGAAATCTTATTGGGCCAGAAAAATACGAAGTTGTAGATAGAGATATTCAAATTGGTTTAAATAATATTCTTATTGGTAGCGAAAAATTCGCAAATCAAAGCATTAAAGTTCAAGTTTTCATTGAAAGATTAAAACAAGGTAGAGAAGTTTTTATTAATGAATTTTTAGTACCAGAAATTAGAAGAATCAGTAAAGATTTAGGATTTAAAAACTTTCCTCAACCATCATTTGAAGATATTAGCTTGAAAGATGACGTTCAATATTCTAGAATATATAATCGTCTTATTGAACTTGGAATTCTTACTCCAGAAGAAGGAGTCCAAGCTATTCAAACTGGAAGACTTCCAACTTCAGAAGAATCAATTGAATCTCAACAAAAGCTCAGATCTTTCAAAGATAAAGGTCTATATCAACCAATTATTGGTGGCGGTGGGGCTCAAGGTGGTAGACCATCTGGTTCTACTGGAATTCCTCAATCAACTAAAAATGTTAAACCAGTAGGAACAAATGCTAATTTCTCAGTATCTAAAATTAAAGAAAATATATTAGCTGCACAAAATCTAGAAGAAGAGATTAAATCTGCTTTTAGAAAAAAATTAAATGTTAAGAAATTAAGCAATCAACAAAAAGAAGATGCAGAAAAAATTTCTGAGATTATTATAGCTAATGAAAATCCAACTAATTGGAGCAACAAACTTCAAGATTATATTGAAAAACCCATCGATCAAAATTTAGAACAAGTAAATAATATTCAAGAAATCGCAGTAGAACATCAAGTGACAAATTATATAGCTAGCCTTTTATATCACAGTAAAATTTAACTCAAAAGAAAATCATTTACATTAGGATATTTATCTCTAAGTTCATTTAAAGTATCAGCTTCATCTTCTTTTATTAGATCAAAAGATTTATTTTCTATATCTAATTCTTTTCTAAAAAGTATGTAATTTTTTTCAGTCTTTTGTAAAACGTAGGATATTTCTTTCATATAAATATATACACTATTTTGTGTAATAGTATATATGCGCACTTTTAATGGTCTCCAAATATTTACTGAACAATTAACTAATACTGGTCAATTAGACCTGCGTTATGTTGGGATAACTGGTGCTAATACTATTACGGGCCCTAAAATTTTTCAAAATCTATTCGTTATTCAACCATTTGGAGTACCAACAGGATCAATAGCGCCAGGAATAAGCGGACAAGTCTGTTGGGATTCAAATTCATTTTACATTTGCACAAGCGGGAATGGAGTTGGAAATGGTTTTTGGAAAAAAACAATCATAGGGAGTTTTTAATTTATGTCTAATAGAATCTTATCAACGGTAGTTTATAGTGCCGCAACAAATAGTTACGCTAATTTAACTCCAGCAAACTCTCCACTTTCATTAAATGAAACTGGAGATTTAATATTTAATACAAATAACCTA